TTGTAGATAATTTTTTTCCAAATAAAGGAATTGCATTACGTTTTATAGCCATAGCATCGAATGCACCTTCGCATAAAATCACGGGTAAATCCCAGTTTATATACATTTCAAACCCAATTATGTCCTTAGTACTGGAAGCCAACTTATGTTTAATATATGCGTTTTTATCGAACGAACGACCTACATAATAATTTAAAAAACCATCCTTATCATATGATGGAATTACAACCATATTTCTTAATGGTCCTTTCTCACAATAATGTAAATCATATTTTACTACGTCTTGTTGTGTGATTCCTCTTTGATTTAAATAATGTAAAGCATGTTTTGATAAAACTGCAGAACTAGACATTATAGGTGTAACTTCTTTAGGTAACATTAAAGTGTTAGCATCAATTTTTTGTTTAACTTGTTTTTTAAAGTTGTATTGTTGATCTATTTCTTTTAAAGCACCAAATGCAGCTCCTGGAGCATTAGATTTTTTAAGTAATTGAAAAGCTCTATGACCCTTATAACCACAAACCCAACATTGAAATTTTTGAGATAATAAATTAAATGTTAATTTTTTCTTATGGTGATTACAAGAAGGACAGGTAAAAACAGCTTCGTCTCCTCCACGAGCAGACTTGCTTCTACCTAAAACTGATTCTAATAATTTTTTTAATAAATCTTCTTTCATTTAAAATCCCTGTCATAAAATTTACCTAATATATTGTCATTAAGGTATTTTTTATCTTCTAAAACTTCCAACACAAATTGATATTTACATTCTAAATATGTAAGTTCTTTTTTATTGTAAGCCACTTGTAGGATTTTTCTTTCTAGATCTTCTTTATTTGCTTCTTTTATAAAACTGTGCGAACCATAGTAAGTTTTCCAATCGCTTTCTTTTAATACTCTTTTGAATGTTGGTGGACGACCTTTACCTTCATATAGGGCTTTTTCCTTTTTGCCTAATTTTTTCTTTAAATTGTAAATTAAAGATTTTTTACCAATGTATTTTTTTCCAGTTGGTAAATGAGTTGTTTGATAAATAAAACCGAATGCTTCCTTAGGAAGGTCAACGATTTCATTAATTTGTTTATTTAAGTAATACCACATACAATGAATATAAAAAAAAGACCCTGGAAAACCAAGGTCTTTTTAAAAAATATTTGAGAATTATTAGTCTGCGATTGTTGGGATTGTTGCTGAATGTACTGATCCCCAAAGATACCACTCTGTAGTACTTTTAGCTAAAATATTAATATCATAATTCATCGGTGTTACTAAAGTAAGTAATTCATTTGAATCACCGTCTGAAAAGACTGAATCACCTGTTCCATCATCATGAACCCACATTACGTTTCCTATAAAAAACTGAGTGTTTGAAGTTCCTAATGAGAAAATATGGTTATGTGCTTCATCAGCTCCTCCTACATAAACAAAGTTATAATATTCTCCCGCTGCTGCTGCTGCTGGAATTGTAAACGTTGAGTTTTGAGATAAATCTGCTACTACATTTACTCTACCTTGGTTTGCTGCTTTTGTTAAAGTAACTGCAGCTGCATCTGTTAATGCTGCTGGTGTTGGTAATATACTGTCAATTAAGTGACCGAATTCTGCTTCTGATGGTTGATCTCCTGTTTCGAAGAAAGCTGCTAGCTCTGAGTTTAATTTTACTGCCATAATTTAATTTTTTTGATTTTTTGTTAGTTAAAATTGCAATTTTACTATTATACGTATATGGCCTTTTTCAAAGACGCGATTTTATGTATCATATCTTACAACAAAAGTTGTATCTGTTTCATCTGACATTCTTATTGGTTGTCCTAATTTACCTACTACTAATAATTCCATATTATCATCATAAAGTCCAATAGTTGTAACATGGGGTTTAAATAATGAACTTGTTGTAAAATCTGCTAATTCATGACTTGTTTTAGATTTAAATTTTCTTACTGATATATTAGTTGTATTATTAAATTCATGTTCTCCTACTGTACATTGATATTCATGTTCATAAATTAAATGTGTTCCTTGAAATTGTAGTTGGTGTATACCTCTGTTTCCTACTTGGTAAACACTTTGTGAGTTTGTACCTCCTATAGAAGCTGTTCCTATTCCTGCTGAATTTAAGACATGATGGTAAGAAGGATGGGTTATTGTAGCAAACCCGTTTGGGTAAAATATATTTCCTATATAGGGAGACCCATTTATACTTTCTGATATGTTAGTTATTGTCGTTGAATTATATGCTCTAGACCATATATTAATATTAGTTATATCTCCATTAAAAAATTTAGGACCTTCAATAAAAGAACCACTAACATAATTTCCTACAATAAACGTACTCCCTAAACTAGAAGAACCTATACCCCCACTATTGTCTATATTATTACTACCTCCATTTCCTCCTATATAAAGATCAGCTGTATTTCTTGTTTGGTCTTTAAAAGATACAGTAGTTTTATCTTTTAAGGATCCATTTAAATATAATTGCATTGTAGATCCCGAACGTTGACATAAAATATGTGAATAATTAAGATCATTATTCCATATTCCTTCTATTTTAGTACTTAATGATTTTATTTCATTACCGTCTGATATTTCAAAAAATAAAGAACTACTTTGCATATATATTTCATAAGGAAATCTATCTTCAGCTGATGCTATTTTAGAATGATATATTAAAGAAAACTGTCCAAGAGATGATGGTGTATTAAAATCTTTAATAGTATGAGAATGAATATTTTTTGTTTTACTTTTAGATAAAATATATCTTTTTTTATTATCTATTTGTGTTGCATTATAATTTCCTATAATAAATCCATTTCCTATACTAGAAAAACCTATACCATTTCCTACATAAGGAAAACCCTGAGGTTTTACCCAAAAAGATATTGAAAAATTATCATCTTTATTAAAATTATATTTTTCTGAATGAGAAGAAGATATTAAAGATCCTGTTGTACTATTAAATGAAATTTTTGGAAATTTATGAGAAATACTTCCTAATGAAGATGTATTAAAAGTTACATTATTATAATGTATATTATTCATAAAATAACTGTCATCTTTATCTAAAGGATAAAATTTAATAGGTTTGTTTTGACCTGTTGAGTATGTAGTAGGTATATTTACATCTATTCTTGTTCCTCTTCTCCATCTATTTTTATGGTAGACTTTTTGAAAGGATGATGGTAGTGCTGCTCCTATAATTCCTTCTTCAATTTGATCTCTTGTAGCTGTAGAGAAGGGTATTTCAGAAATTGTAGCGTATCCTGTATGTACTCCTAAATCATATTTTTTAAAACCTTTTATAGGATCTAATCTAAATACGTTTTCTTGTATATTATTAGGATAATTATTTATAATAGTTCCACTAATTAATAAATTACCAAATTTATCATCTATTATACTATATTCACTTGATGATAAATAAAAAGAACCTGGTTTTATTTCATTACCATATAACCCCATAGGAATGGAAAGTATATTTAATTTTTCATATAAATTTCTAGGTTGTTTTATATATTCTATAGGTCCTAATTTATCATGAATTTGAGAAAGATAATTTCTATAATAAAGTTTATCTATTTGGTTATATTTAAGTATATGAATAGAATCCGCTGAAGCACTTCCACTACTATAAATGTCATAAGATTCAGAAGTCCATCTTGAATTATAAAAAGAAGCTGAATTAGTAGATGCCGAAGCAGAAGTAAAATTATACTGTTTATGAGCGTTAAAAGGTATTAAAGCTTGATCTTGAGCTGTAAATTGTTTATAGACGTACGCCATTGGGTTAACATTTTAGTAGTCTAATTTAACTCTTATAAGTGCTTCTTTTGTGAAATCTTTAGCTACTGGTTGACTTAATTTTGCAACAGCAACTAATTCTGCTGCGTTATTGTATAATCCTACTGTTGTTATAAATGTTTTGGGATTATATTGCATACTAGCGTGTAATATTCTATTATCATCATCTGTAAACGATTCATTATTAGTGTAGTTAAATTCTGAGTTTCTTGCTCTAACAAAATAATATTTACTGTTGATTTGTTCTTCTGTATCTACTATAAAAGTACCACCCCCTACTATAGCGTCAAAAAAACTTTGATGTGGTTTATCATAAGTTGTTTGATTACCATCATTGATTTGATTATTTGATGCTTTAGTTCCAAAAGAAGCACTAAATGCATCTCCATTTAAAATTATAAGACCTGCATTAGGGTAAAAATACCCAAAACAAGAGGCACTAGTATTAATTGTTAATTGATTATGTGAAGTTCCTTGTTGTACACCATTTGAACCAGATACTATATGATAATATCCCCCCAATGCTCCTTGTTCTCCTCCTCCTGTAGCTGCATAATTAGGATTTTGAACAGTTGCTCCACGAGAAACACTGTCATCTGTTAAATGTATAATATGATTTACTCCACTATCTGTACTTCCTGTTCCTTCTACTGGAGATCCTGAAATATGTAAATTTAAAGATCCTGGAGATAATTTTTGTTTATATCTTGCTCTATTTACATTAATAATATAAATACTATTTGGTGTATGGTTTCCAAATTTAAATTTTGAAGTTTCATTGTCAAATACTAAATTTCTATATTGACCATATACTACTCTAGAAGCTCCTATACCTAATGAACCTGTGTCATTTGTAAAATCAGG